AGTCCGATCTCGATACGCTCACGGGCTCGGACGGCGCGACTCTCGCGACAGCGCAGGCAAACTACGCGCCACTGAAGCCCACGACGGCGGGGCGGACCCTGGATATCAACGTCACAGGCGAAGTCGCTCCGGACTTCGACGCCATCGCCGGAACCCTGGACGCGGCGGAAATAGGCACAGATGCTATTACCGCGACGAAGGTAGCCGCCGCGGCGATCGGGGACTCCGAGTGGGACGTTACCGCGGCAGATGCGAACCTGATTCAAGTCCAGGGGCATGCGCTTGCGGGCACGGGCACCCAGATCGCCGACGGGATTGAAACATTCTTCGATGTCGCGGCGCCGACAAAGACTATGGAGGATGTGGGCGGCGGATCGGGGCAAACGCCGCTTAGAACCAACACCACGGCGGCTAGCGGACATTCGTCGACGACAGTCGTACTCGACGCCGGCGCCTCTCCCAATGACGACGCCTACACGGACTATGCGGCCATCAAGATCCTGTCTGGAGATTGCGTTGGACAGTCGCGAACGCTCACCGGTTACGTGGGATCGACGAAGACGGGGACAGTCGCCGCCTGGGCGGAGCAGGGGACATGTTCCGTCGCCGCCGGCGACTTGAGCTCTGTCTCTTACGAGTTGGTCTCTGTGCCGCTCGCGGGCACGGGCGCGACAGCTTCCGAAGTGTGGGCCGCCGGAACGCGTTCGCTTACGGAGCTGGACGAAGCCAGCACGACGATAGATATCGGTAGCACGCCCACGGGCGCGGCAGCGAGCGTGACAGGCGCGGTCGGCTCTGTGACGGGCAACGTGGGCGGCTCTGTGGCATCGGTCACCGCCGACGTCGAAGTAGGTAGCTACGACAGTGGGCTTGATTTCAACGCTACGCAGAAGGCCTCGATCAATACTCAAGTGGACCAGGGGTTTGCTGATTACGATGGGCCAACGTCGAGCGAGATGGATGCAAGAACATTGCCGGCTGCCTCTTATTTCGATCCGGCAGGTGACACTGTGGCCAATGTCACGACGACTGCCAATTTGACAAACGAGCCGAACGTATGGGATGACGCGTCTCGCACCTTGACGGCGCTGGATGAGGACGATACTACGGTCGACCTGGACGGAACAACCGTCGGAACGGCGACGGATGTGACCAATTCAGTAACGGCAAACACCACGCTTATCGAGGGCTCCGATGCAACAGATCAGATTGCGGCCGCGGTGTCTGCATTGCTTATCGAAGGCTCATATGATCTAAAGGATGTGCTGGCGACAATTCTCGCACGTCAGGTCGGTACTGTGACTAAAGCAGGGGACACGTATACGGTGAAAGAGCCGAGTGGCGTGACGACAAGGGTAGTTTTCGAGCAGTCTGGGACGACTCGATCAAACGTGACTATCACTCCCCCATAGGAGGTGCGCCGTGGTGGTGGCGGGCTATACGGCAAATAGACCATGAGTCAAGACCATGATATGGATGTCGGCATGGATGTCGGCATGGATGTCGGAATGGACTTCGACGCAGAAGATGAGAGCGAGCCCGTCATATCGTTTTTGGTAGCCACCGTCTCTCTATCGCCTGCCTTAGTAGGGACAGTGACGGTAAATAATCCGAGTTCGTCTTGATGATCCAACATGCGGCACTTCAGTCCACGGAGACCCGGGCGATGTTCCCGTAGAAGCTGGTATTTCTAAGCAAGCGAGGTAATTCGAAAAAGATGGCAACAGTCATTAAAGCTTGGTCGATGACAGAGTTTCTGTCTCGCACCGATTCTCATATTGAAAACGTTCGCACATATGTAGAGGCGAATCCGGGATCAACATCGGCTGATGTTCAGAGCGGCGTTCCTCTGAATGCCACCAACACCGATCTATGTCTTGAGGCTCTTGTCATTGGCCAGCAAGTCATCATGGAGGAAGACCAGGGGGTTGATCGATATTGGGGCGCTGATAGTGATTGGGCGAGCGCCGTCCGGGCAGCTAAGGATCTTCTGCTGACCGAACTGGCGACGACAGATCCCTTGATTATCGATCAAACCTTAGCCACGTCACTCGGCGTAACTGTCGCAGAACTTGAGGCTGGTATGGAATATGGGGATGCGCTTGGCTCTATTCGACGATCGCAGAAAGACTGATGCAAACCAGCAGGCTACGAGTTCCGCGTTTCGAGCGCATTACTGCGGCTGGCGGGAATGTCGACAAGACCAGAATCTTCAGGTTCGATCCAATATTCGAACCTGAGATTCCATCGACGCTTGATCTCTTTTTGCGTGGCCAGTCAAAGGATCAGTTCGGTTTTGTACAACTTGGCCTGGTTGTCGGCACCATCAGAATGCTTTCGCGCAAGCTGACATTCAATCGCCGGGGAAGAGAGTATCGATTCAAAATAACTGATATTGCGAAGTCGTATGGCCAGATCAAGCTGATCCTGAGACCCCAAAAGAAACGAGAGTTTATCATCAGTTCTGGTATTCTTTTGGCTCCGAATCCCAGGTTCATGTATCGGGTACAGCATCAGTTCAATACAGAGGCCGATATTACGGCGTTTGGAAGGCTGGCCATGGCCGATCTATCACCCCCGGCTTTTGCCGATGAGAGTGATGCAGATGACGAATATGGAGAGATGGTGACGTACATTCAAACCGAAGGTGCAGATACCACGGATCTTGAAGATGTCAATAACGTAACTGATGGCACTGGTGTTAATAGATCCGTGCGCAAGGTGCGTGTCTCTGTACCAAGGGATTGGTCGCCTGGGGATGGCTTTGTCTGATGGCAGGAACTTACACTTACCCAACATGGATAAGCCAGGCGGAAGCTACCACAGGGTTTTCTGTGGATAGAGGATCGGCGCTCGCACAAGGGAGTGCCCCTCAAGGGACAAATTACATTCTGCAGTATCTAGCGTCTTCGGCTAGCGGCCAATTTTGGGTTGAATTCGACAATACGACGGGGTTAAATTTCAGCACTAACGATTACTACCTGTTCTTGTTTGCATTCCCGCTTAATAGTCAACGACAGTCAAATAAGGATGCAACAAATCCTGGCGGCCAAATTGAAATGCGGTCGACAACAAGTAATTACAAACGATGGAACATTGTTGGAAATGATACCCTAATAGCTAATGATTATCGAGATGGTTTTGAGTTTCTATGTATTGATCCCAATTCTACGGCTGATCAAAGTGCCGGGACGCTTAATCAAGCATCGATCAGATATTTTAGCGTTAGAGCGTATTTTGCTACTAATGCCAGCGGATCTCGAAATGCAATAGATGCTATCTCTTATGGCCGGGGCATCACTTGCACTGGAGGCGGCTCGGTAGGAACTCCGTTAAATTTTACTGATATATCCGATGATTGCGCTACTCAGGGTCGACGGCACGTAACTGAGAAAGGAGCAGTCGTAGAGGTTCTTGGAGATTTGAAGTTTGATTCAACGGCAAGTGACATTCACTTTAATGCCGAAGGATACATCATTTCATTTATCGAAGCCAGAGGAGCGCTCGATAACGAGCGAGCCATATATAACAGTAACAATCCTCCGCGGATCATTATAGATGAGAGCGGCGCGAATGATACGAACTGGGTTCTGGGGGATGAGACTTCGGAGGTCGGCGGCGGAGTTATCGCAAGCGATGCTACGCGTATAGTGTTTGAGGTTGCCGGGGCACTTAACAAATGCAAATTCTTGGGAGTGTTGTTTGTTGATATAGATTGGGATTTTGATTCCGCCGCTAATCACCAATCAAAAAATTGTCTATTTGATAATTGTGAGGAGTATATATTAGGAACTCGCACGTTTGAAGGGAATACAGTATCAAACGCGTCCAGTGGCGTTCTAATGACTTCTTCACATATTTCAAAAAATAATACGTATATCGGATTGACAGATGCAATCCATGTATCTGATAACGGGCCGGTTACCGTTATTCTGGATAGAGATATGTTTAGCGGCAATACTGATGACATCCATTTTAGCGGCACGGGAACGTTAACCATAAAGAACACGAATGGCGCAGATGCGTCAAGCAGCCGCGTAAGTGGTGGTGGGACTGTTGTTATTGAGAACATCATCACCATCCGGGTAACTTTTGAGGACGAGGCGGGAGATCCAATCGAAGGGGTCAGCGTTCTGCTAGAGAAATCCATTGGGGGAGATGACGTGCTGACGGGAACGACGAATGCTTCGGGAGTGTTGGAAGATACTGATTACGATTTCCCGGGCGCATCCTTCGGTGTGACTGGCTATGGAAGGCTTCATACATCCTCCCCGTATTACAGGGAGTCGGCCCTGTCTGGTGAAGTGACCAGCTCGGGCTATGATGTAACTGTTGTAATGATTTCCGATGAGTAAGGATTGAAATAATGGCTATTGACGCAACCGATTGGACCATAACACGATCGACGAAGGTCATTGACTACACCGGCGATGATCATGGCGGGGCATCTCCTACTTACGCAACCGTGTTGGAATTGCGGAGGTGGATTGGTGGGTTGTCGGATGATGCCAGCAGTACCGGCGATGACCAGCACGCCATCACGGATCTGAAGGCTGTTGAGCGCATCACCGACAATTATATCGAACTCAAGAATGGGTACTCAATCACCGACGCGGCAGCAGAGCATCTATATGACGGGTCGGTCGTTTCCGAGGACGGTGACGACATCTACGAGGGTATGGTCAATTATGGAAATTCCAGCGTACAAATTCAGTGCATAAGGAACGGTTCCGTCCTGACTGACGACTACTGGAATTATGGTGGCGCTGGTCTGAATGCAGATGCGGCCCAGGGCATCAGCCATAGATTCTTGATTAAGGTACGTGAGAGCGGCGCGGACATAGACGGTCGCCGACTGGTTTGGACAACCAGAACTTTCGGAAAAACCCCTGATGAATTTCCGATCAACGGTACCAACCGTGGAAATAATACAATCGCTCTATCAGACGCCGACGATCCCTTTAACAATACCCTGGAAGCGACCGTAGCGACATGGACGACAATCACGAACACGGAAGGTTATCGCGCTATCGATGTGAATGCGGACGGCACCGATGAGCATTACTACAGCGAGTGGAATCGCGATAGCTACACTATAGGCCAGTTTATGGAGCGCATGAAGTGGCTGACACGAGACGGTAGCGCATCGACCCTTTACGGGCTAAATGGTGAGCTTTTCCGGGGGATTACCCATGAGGTAAGCTTAACAACGCCACGCTCGGGGAGTTTCAGCGCTGTCGAGTCTGTGTCATGGGGCAGTGGTGCGACCGCGGGCACTGGTCAGATGTTGGCCATTGATAGCGTCTCGGCAGGGACCGCTATGTGGATCCAGCTGTTGACGGGCGTCGCTCCATCGGCCTCTGTCACCATCACTGGCGGCAGTGGGGCTTCGGCCACTAACACCGGGACACCAACCGAGCGAACGGTTCCTACGCCATTTTTTGGTGTCTCAACCGGCACATCCATCATCGGTGGATTCGGGTTTGGTGTAGAGGCGTCAGATCTCGCCGTCAATGACAAGGTTAGGGCACTGGATAATGTGCAGTACTCCCCGAAGAATAACCAGACGTTCTCCCTATTGGGGCTGGTTTCGGGAGAGGATTACGCGGTGGTGACGCCATGGGATGGTTCTACGACCGACGGAGAAGGTAACCCGGCAATGGAGAAAGACAAATTTTCTCTTAATACGACGCTGAACGGGGCAAGTGAAACTTCTGTGGTTATCACCACCGCCATTCCGACCTGGCTACCTAGCTCTGGAACGACTCGAGTGGTTACCGATGGTGGCACGGATAAGCTTTGCAGCTACACTTCTTTTACTGGCTCCACCTTCACGATCACCAGCGAGGACTTTAGCTCAGACAATGCCACGGCTGGCAACGATGTATTTCCGACGCCCATTGATACGCTTGCCAGTGGCTCAACCGAGAGTTTTACTGGAGTGTACACAAGTGATGAAGATCTAGTGGTGCTGGTTCGCGATGGCGGCGTCACACCGATCAAAGATTTCATCACCAGCGCCGCTTTCGGTAGTGCGGGTGGCAGTGTGACAGTTATCCGGACGAGCGACGCATGACGTCGGCTGACGAGAAAAACGCGCGAGCCCTGCTTGAGCGCATTGAAGTGCTCGATGCGGCGCACGAGAAACGCCTCGAAGATCTGGAAGTATTTTCCAAGGCGCTGTTGGTCGAATTCGGGCAGCTAAAGCACCGGTTGTCTGTACTGATTGCCACGACAGCACACACGGGTCCTACGGAGAGACCGGATGGCTGTAAGCATTGATTGGGCCGCGAAAAAGATCAGCATCCCGAAAGCCGATCTGACGTTTATATCCGGCACTCTGTACGAGCTGGACACGAATGCGTTCCGACTTGAGCTGAAAGCGCTGGAAGACAACGAAGATGGTATTACATTTGTCAGGACGCACATCCACAATACCGAGGTAACTGTTGCCGGGATCACCTATGCCAGAACTGTTGAGATAATTAACGGATACACCGTGGAATTCGAGGATGGCGCCTATTCAGTTCGATTGGTCGGGAGTAACAACAATATCTGGGATATCGAAAATGGCATCCTTGTGCAGAATCAAGTGCAGGTAATCCCAACTAATTCGGGGGGTCTAATCGTGGCGGGAACAGGCCTGGATGCTGGGCAAGATGCAAAATTAACAGCCATCAATGATGAGCTTATATCTATTGAGGGAGGTTATAATCACGCAGATCTTATGCGCGCAACAATATCTATGCTGACCGGTGTCTTGACAGGCGCAGAGACTGGAGCCTCCGGAACAGTGGAAACGAAAGATATAGAAAACGCAAAAACAAGGATTACTATAGCATTCGATAGTCATGGAAATCGAACATCGCGCACTTTCAATGATTTGACCTAATCTTATGTTTGCACCCAGCGTTTTCTCTCCGAGCGTTTTTCCTCCGAGCGTTTTTCCTCCGAGTGGCGCTGCTCTGATACCAGGACTGCTTCTTGGTGATCTTCTAATGTCGTCTTTGGTGGGAGCCGTGAACTATACTGTTCAAGGGGCACTGGCAGTATCGGTAGATATTCAGGCGGCAGACGATGGCGACATCCAGGTGATTGTTATTGATGACGATGTGGAGGCGAGCTAGTGGCCCAGCAAATCTTTTATCAAAATAACGACAATCTGGCCATGTTGATCGGGTTGAGGAACCAGGTCACGGATACATACATCAATGACGCGACGGTATCCATGACTTTTAAGGATGAGACTGGGGGAGTGATAACAGGGCCGCTAAGCATGGCATACGTGGCCGATTCGGACGGAAATTATACAGTCGTACTTCCCCATAATCTGACCGTGGAGCCGCATGAGGTCTATACTGCTGAAGTCACAGCGGATGGAGGCGCCGATCTCCGTGGATTTTGGGCAGTACCGGTGATCATTGAGGAGAGGACGCTGACATGACGTGGAGCTACTCATTCAATCCGGCGACCTCAGATAAAGATGCAGTACGCTATCTGTCTGGAGATACAGACTTCGATAACCAACAGGTCCAGGATGAGGAAATAGGATGGTTGCTTAGTGAGGAGGCAAACGTCTATCTAGCTGCTGCACAGGCGTGCGGGTCGATATCGGCCAAATACGCCAGACGGGCAAATCGATCGGTTGGCGATCTGAAGATAGAGTATACATCCATCACGAATCAATACAGCGAGCGAGCTGCGACCTTGGAAGCGCGGGGTGCGATGCGCGCAGGCAAACCGTATGCGGGTGGGATATCCAAGGATGACAAAGAAATGGCGGAAGAGGATGACGATCGGGTTAAACCATCATTTGTTCTCGGTATACACGACAATCCAGGGGCGGACTATGATCCGGACCAGGACCCGGTAGATGAATTATGAGCATCGCCGACTGGAAGGACCTCATGCCAGATACTGTGGGCGTATACGAATTGGTGTCACGTGACGAGTATGGTGATCCAACGTACGGTACGCGCGCATCTTACGACGCCAGGATCGTGCGAAAACCCACGCGTGTTATTGACTCTGCTGGGGACGAGGTCATGGCAAAGGGTATGGTTTGGATCGCGACTACGGCCACAATCGACCCCGAGGATGCGATCGAACTTCCTGACGGGACGCGTCCGCCGATCCTGTCGGTCTCGCGGTTTCCGGACGAATCCGGAGATCACCACATCAAGGTATTCTTCGGGTGAGAATCAGGACAAAAACGACAGGGCTTAAGCGATGGGAGCGCAAGCTACGACGCTACCCGGATCATGCCCCAAAAGCGATCCAGCGCGCGCTGTATCAGGAGGCCGAGTTCTCGATGACCGACGCGAAGGAACTGGTCCCCGTCCTGACGTCCGCCCTAAAGAACTCAGGGTTTGTTGATCCACCCGGAAGTGTGAACGCGTCAACGCGAAAAATCAGCGTAGAATTAGGGTTCGGTGGCGTCGCAGGAAAGGGCAACGCGGGATCGTCGAACGCGGTTGATGTCGGTTATGCGGTGTTCGTCCACGAGGACTGCAATGCGCATCACGAAGTCGGCCAGTGCAAGTATTTGGAAATCCCTGTGCGAGCAGCGATGAAGACGATTCCCATGTCCATCGAGAGGGAGATGGACAGACTCCACAGATCCATGCGGAGGAGTTGATTTGACTATGACTCGACGTATAGACGCGATCACGGATATCGGCGACCGGGCGGTCGAATGCCATCCGATACCAAAGTCGGTGAAGATCGAGCTCACGGCGCGCAGCGTGACCGGAACTCCCTGCGACGGGTGTGTGGCCGGCTCATGACCGCGCTACTCGACGATATCGGGACAGCGCTGACGACTGCAAGCGTCGTGGGCGGTGCGACGGGATGGGCCCTCGCGAAGGCGTTTGAGCCGCCCACCCCGAACAGGGTCGTCTCGGTCTACGAGACGGGCGGGGGAGAGCCGGATCAGACAGATGGCACGAAATACGACAGCCCGACATTCCAGGTTCGCGTCCGCGGCGACGAATTCGGTTATTCGGACGCCAGAGACAAGATGGACGACGTTTTCGCGGCGCTCAATGACGCGACGATTTCAGGTTACGTGTACGTCTTCGCGCGTCAGAGCGGGCCGATCCCGCTTGGGCACGATGGCAACACGCGGCCGCTTATGACGCTCAACTTCCAGGCGCTGCGAGAGCGCTAGTGGAGAAATCCGGTAAAACGTGGTACATCGTCGCCGGCGGACCTTCGCTACTGGGTTTTGACTGGCGGGCACTGGACGATCGGTGCGCCATCGCCGTCAACCGCGCATTTGAAAAGCTCCCTCTCGCCAAAGTCGTCTATTTCACGGACCATGAGTTCTGGAAGTGGCACAGCGAATCACTGAGATCCCACCGGGGGCGACTGATTACTGGGGCGGCGAATAGGCACGTGGACGATCCGCTCGTCGAAAACTGGGGTTTGACCGGGCCTAGTGGTCTGGAGACGCGATCAGAGCGATTGCGACATGGAAATAGCTCAGGGTACGCCGCGATCAACGTCGCCTATCATCTGGGAGCGCGGCGAATTTATCTCCTCGGGTATGATTTCAAATATCACACCGCGGCGTCAGCCAAACCTGGTTCCATCACCAGATCCCACTGGCATACCCATCACCCACGACTCCACCGTGAGCGTGTCTTCGAAAAGATGCTCCCTCACTTCCCGGCGCTTGCTCGCGAGCTCGCCAGCCGTGGCGTACTCGTCTGGAATGCCAACCCAGACTCAGCGCTCCGGGTGTTCCCGTTCTGTACCGTTGGAGAGGCAATTTCAAACAACCCGCCGATGCATCCATTCGGCAAGTCTTTCACCTACGCGCAGCGGTCCCGCGCACTCGCTGCGGACAGCTGAGGCTATGCCAGGTCGACTCGGACCATTCCTTGACTGATAAGCCAGCCAAGGAAGTCGTGCTTGTGGAGGCATTCCGTCGCGGCGTGTTCCAATGCGGCTGGTAGGTCAATGGTTGTCAGGGCGTGCTCCACGGACTCCATACCGTCAGCGTCAAATTCCGCGGTGTCCATAGTTATCCGGATCGTCGCTGATGCCATGGCGCGCATGTCTTTTTCTCCGATGGCGCTAGCGTGCGACTCATGCGGATCAATCTCGATAAGTTCGGCTTGTGGGGGGATCCATGAATTCCGTTCCATCTGTCTCTCCTGCTTCAAGTGGCCGAGCCTTCGCCAGCCGATGCACGGATAATAGTAAAGCACGTATCCGATTACAAGGCGTTCTGCGCTATACTATTGAACGATGGACAATCAAAGGAAAGTCCTATCGCTACTCCGGGCCAATGACTCATACCCGCACGCCGCGGCGCGCGATGGCATCCTCGCCTCGGGCGACTCGATTGTTGATCGCGCCAGTGATGCGAACGCCGCTCTCAGCTGGAACGATTACGGCCAGAAAGGCCAAATTGCCCACGACATCGCCGATGCTGGGGGCACTCACGTCATTATGGAGAATGGCTATATCGGGCGCGAGCTCGGGTATTACCTTCTCGAACGCGGCGGCTTCAACGGCTTGGGTAAGGATCTCTTCACCGGTATGGGTCCGGAGCGATGGGAGCGGCTGGGGATCCCAATTGAGCCGTGGCGGGGCGAGGGAGACTACGTGCTGGTAGTCGGCCAGCGTGGTGGCGGCTACAACCCGAATGCGATGGCGGACGACTGGCCTGATCGAGTGCTGCCGGCCATCCGGCGACACACTGACCGGGCGATATATTACCGTCCTCACCCGTCGCGCCAACGGGCTCCGTCGCGCCTGCCGCACGGGGCGCTGATTGTCTCTGTCGAACGGCCCCTTGATGAGCAAATCAGGCGCGCTCACGTGGTGGTGGGATGGACATCGTCGGCGCTCATTCAAGCTCTGGTCATGGGCGTGCCGGCGATATATCTCGGGCCTTCATTCGTCCTTTCGTCCGTCGCATCACATGCGCTCTCACATGTCAGTGAGCCTGACCGCCCATCCGGGCGCGAGCAGGCATTCTGGGATTTAGCTTGGCGTCAATGGCATGTGAACGAAATCGCGAGCGGAGAGGGATGGACAAAAGTCGCTCACATCCATGCTGATTAACCACGTCACGGAGGACAACCATGCGAGAGCTAGCTTTCGTTACAGAGTCTTAATTCCTGGAAAAGCCCTCCCGGGAGATTGTGTGACGAATATCCGATCCGAGCCTGATCCAGAGGCGATCAACATCTATCACAAGCATCGGCTACAGCATAAGGCGATGATCAACAGGACGGGCGGCATAATGGATGTGACCGATGATCACTTCGCGAGTCGGCGAACGGGCATGCACTACCGCTTTATGTGCCGAGCCGCCGATGTGGTCACGTGCTGTACTGAGGCGCTTGCCGATCGCATCCTGGACGAGACCGCGGTGAAGGCGAGGATTATCCCAGACCCTTACGAGCTGCCCGAGTCACCGCCGAAATGGTCCCGTGATGTCGACCGCTGGTGCTGGTTTGGCTCCCAGATTAACCTCGACACGCTACGCGGCGCTCCGCTCGATGGGCGCGTTGAGATCGTGACTGGTGGCTGCCGAGACATGTATCCGTTCCCGCGATCAGCCTTTACGGAGTGGTCGATTCAGAATCTTATCGAGGCGCTAGACCGATCCGATTTCGTGCCGATACCGCAGCACAGTACGCCGAAGGCGCGGGCCAAGTCGGCAAACCGAGCGGTGGAAGCTATTCGCCGAGGTAAGCTGGTGATTGCGACGCGGATACCAGCCCTGGATCCTTTGCAAAGGTTCGTGCTGTTTGCGGGGCATCGCGATGAGTTCGTTGAGGCCGCCAAATGGGCGCGCGAGAACGTCAAAGAAGTGGAGGTGATGATCGCAAATGGACAGCGTTATATCGCAGACAAATACAGCCCAGAGCGAATTGCAGGCATGTGGTATGAAGCCTTCTCTG